TCATGCTCCGATTTGCTGACCAAGCCGAGGCTGACAGCGTTCTGTTTGACGAGCAGACCAACGTGCAGGGCGATGTGGTGGAAACCATCAAGACGCCCCGCTACGCCGCCATTGATGTCATCGGCACGATCTACAAGCCCACGGGCAAGGTACTGAAGACGCCGGAAGGCCCGGTAGACGAGATGGCTCCGGTCGAAGGCTGGCACGCCAACGTGCGGCACACGGCAGAAGCGCCAGAGTTGGTGGCCTTTCAAGTCTTCCCGCAGAATCCCGTGAGGGGTTGGGCCTGATCATGGCTAAGAGCGCCGCTTGGACCCGCAAGGAAGGCAAATCCGAGGCCGGGGGCCTCAATGCCAAGGGCCGTGCCAGCTACAACAAGGCCAACCCCGGCAAGCCTGGGCTGAAGGCTCCGCAGCCAGAAGGTGGCCCGCGCCGTGATTCATTTTGCGCCCGGATGAAGGGGATGAAGGCTAAACTCACCAGCGAGAAAACGGCCAAAGACCCGAACTCTCGTATCAATAAAAGCCTGCGGGCATGGAACTGTTGAGTGGTAGGCAATGGAAGCGACAATACTCTGGAACCTCGTCCTGACCATCCTGATTGGTGCAGTGGCGTTCTTCATGTCGGCCAAGTTCAAGGAGCTTGATAGGTTGTCTATCCTGCTCAATCGCACGCGGGAAGAGATTGCCCGTGACCACATCACTCGGTCTGAGTTCCGGGCTGACATGAAAGAGTTGCTGGAGCGCTTTGACAGGATCGAAGCCAAACTGGATACTCTGCGGAGCAAACAAATTGCCCCTTAAATCGGAAGCCCAAAAACGGCTCATGTATGCCTCTCTCGCTGGCAAGACGGATGTCCCGCCGAGCGTAGCGAAGAAGTTTGTCGGGCCAGAGGCCCATAAGGAGTCTGAGATGAAGAAACCTATGCCTGCCTTCCTGATGAAGAAGGACGAGAAAAAGATGCCTGCCAAGAAGATGGCAAGTGGTGGTGGCATCCGTGGGGCAAAGACCGTGACCAAGGCCGGTACGCCCCAAGAAGAGTTTTCACCGAACTACAGAACGCCCGTCCGTTCTCCTAGTCTGTCTTACGCCAAGGGCGGCGGCATCGAATCCCGTGGCAAGACCAAGGCCACGCAGGTCAAGATGGCAATGGGCGGCAAAGCCTGCTAAGGTGCAATATGGCTGAATACCGTAAAGAGATGGGTCCACCTCCGGTGGATATCGACCAGTTGTCTGCACTTCCTCCGGCGCAACGCGCTTCCGGGGAAAAGAAGGCAGCGGCACAGACCAAGAAAGACTACCCGCCCCCGAAGCCTACCAAGGCTCCGGTAAAGAAGATGGCAGGTGGTGGGTCTGTAACTCGTGGTGACGGCTGCGCCCAGCGCGGCAGAACCAACTGCAAGGTGGTGTGATATGCGCAAATACCGCAAATTTTCTGAAGGGGGCACCGCCGCCCTAGACGAACTCGCTTCTGGGCGTGAAAAGGGTAGCTTTGACGAAGATACCTACGCTCGGGCGAAGAAGTTTCTAGAGCGTGGGGGAAGTGATGCCCCCAAGGCGGCTGCACCGGCAAAACCAAAACCCAAGGCAGCAGCTCCCGCTCCCGCACCCGCGCCGAAATCCGCAAGTTCGGAAATCCCCAAGGGTAGGGAAGATGCTCCTGAAAGTACGGGGAGAAGTACTTCAGGGCCAAGTAACGTAGACCGCGTTTTGATGGGGCTTGGAGTTGGGGCTGGCGCTGCTGGGATTGGGCGTGGAGTTATGTCCGCGTACGGAAAACTTAGTAAGGCGCGTAAAGCCGCTGCTGAAGCTGCAGAAGTTGCAAAACGCCCCCCTCCCGTTACTCCAGCCAAGATGGCAGAAGATTTCACCGCCGGGTTGTCTAGGGCCAAACAACAAGCCAAAGAAAAACCCGCAGTTGAGGCTGCGCGTAAAGCTACGTCAAAGACCAAAAAAGCTCCCCCTCGGGCTAGTTCTCGCTACAAAGAAGACGAAGCTGGAGTAGAGTTTCGTCGTGGTGGGGCTACCAAGGCATACGCCGGAGGTGGCAAGATTGACGGCTGCGCCCAACGCGGTAAGACCCGGGGAGACATTCGGTGAGGGCAAGCCGAGGCATGGGCGCTATCCGCCCGGAACTCAAAGGCAAGGTCAAGAAGCGCCGTGACAATACGGACTTTACTGAGTACGCCGAGGGTGGTAGTGTTTCCCGTGTCAACGAAGCTGGTAACTACACCAAGCCGGGTATGCGGAAGGAACTCTTCAACCGCATCAAGGGGCAGGCCACCCAGGGCACCGCTGCAGGGCAGTGGAGCGCCCGCAAGGCGCAGATGTTGGCGAAGCAGTACAAGGCCAAGGGCGGCGGGTATCGTGACTAAGGCATCGCAGCAATCGCTGAAGGACTGGACGGCTCAAAAATGGCGGACCAAAAGTGGTAAGCGCTCTTCTGACACGGGTGAACGCTATCTCCCAGAGTCCGCCATCAAGTCCCTCACTCCTTCAGAGTACGCTGCAACGACCAGAGCAAAACGCGCAGGTAAAGCCGCAGGCAAACAGTTCGTCAAGCAACCTCCCAAGATTGCTGCAAAAACCGCGAGACACCGATGACAACCTCCGGCACCACATCGTTTAATCTTGACCTCAACGAGTACGTTGAGGAAGCCTTTGAGCGCTGTGGTGCGGAGCTTCGCACGGGTTATGACCTGAAGACCGCACGGCGGTCAATGAACCTGCTCTTTACAGACTGGGCGAACCGGGGGATTAACCTTTGGACGGTAGAGCAAGGCTCACAAGTCCTGACCCCCGGCACAAACACGTACACCCTCCCTGCCGACACGGTAGACCTGATTGAGCATGTCATTCGCACGGGGGCAGGAAACGTCTCCACACAGACCGACCTGACCATCACGCGCATCAGCGTTTCTACCTACTCGTCCATCCCGAACAAGCTGCAGCAGGCAAGGCCGATTCAGATCTGGATCAACCGCCAAGCGCCCGCGCCGCAGTTCACGGTGTGGCCCACGCCCGACAACTCGCAGACCTACACGCTGGTCTACTGGCGTTTGCGCCGCATACAGGACGCTGGTGCTGGTGGCACGTACACGCAGGACATTCCGTTCCGCTTCTTGAACGCTCTTGTCGCTGGTCTTGCATACTATCTGTCCATGAAGATTCCCGGCGCGATGGAGCGCATGCAGGTGTTGAAGGCCCAGTATGATGAAGCCTGGGATCTTGCCTCGACGGAAGACCGTGAGAAGGCTGCGGTGCGGTTCGTCCCGCGTCAAATGTTCATCTCATGAGCAATAGGTTTGCAAACGGCGCAAAGGCATTTGGTTTCTGTGACCTATGCGGGTTCCGTTTCGACCTGAAGAAGCTGAAAAATTTGGTCGTCAAGACAAAAAATACACAAATCAAGGCATGCCCTCAGTGCTGGACGCCGGACCACCCACAACTTCAACTGGGCATGTATCCCGTGTCAGATCCGCAGGCCATCCGAGATCCTCGTCCAGACACAAACACTTGGTACGCCTCGGGCCAAACGGCCATCGGGTCTACCGGCGAGGGCAGCAGAGTAATCCAGTGGGGCTGGGCACCGGTTGGTGGTTCTCAGTCTTTTGACGATGGGTTAACGCCCAATTGGTTGACTTCTCCAGCAGAAGTCGGTACGGTCACGGTGGTCGTGACTTAAGGAGCAGACATGAAAAAACAGATGCGCGAAGTTGCCAAGCAAGAAGTTGGCAAGCACGTGAAGGCCATGCACGCCAAGGGCATGAAGAAGGGTGGTCCCACCACTGAGGACCGCAGGCTTATGGGCAAGAATATGTCCCGCGCCATGAACCAAAAGACGGGGTGAGCCATGAAGACCAAGAAACTTGCTCCTGCCAAGTCCAGCTATCCCCAAGGTGCTGAGAACCCCCGTGACCTGTGCATGGTGATTGGGAACTCCTCCAAGGAGGTTGCTCCTCCGGCCAAAACCTCCGGCGTGAAGATGCGTGGGTCTGGGGCTGCTACCCGTGGCTTCATGGCCCGTGGGCCAATGGCGTGAGGTAAACCGTGGATTACGCTGCTCTCAAAACCGCAGTTGAGGACTATGTAGAAAACACGTTCTCGGCTACTGACTTTGCCACAATGACGAAGTTGGCAGAGCAGCGCATCTACAACTCGGTGCAGCTTCCAGCGCTTCGCAAGAACGTCACTGGCACGCTGACCCAAGGTACGCCGTACCTGTCTGCGCCGACAGATTTCTTGTCTGTCTTCAGCCTTGCGGTGATCTCCGGTGGGGAGTATTCCTTCCTGCTGAACAAGGATGTAAACTTCATCCGCGAGTCGTTTCCCAATCCGACAACTCAAGGTGTTCCGAAGTATTACGCCCTGTTTGGTCCGGACTCATCCAACCCGGATGAATTGACGTTGATCCTTGGGCCGACGCCAAGCGCTGCTTTGTCGGCGGAACTGCATTACTTCTACTACCCAGAAAGCATCGTGACTGCGGGTACGTCATGGCTGGGCGACAACTTTGACAGCGTGCTGTTCAACGCGGTACTGGTCGAAGCTGCCCGGTTCATGAAGCAAGAGCCTGACATCGTGGCCGAGACGGACAAGCAGTACGTGCAGTCCCTGACGCTGCTGAAGAATCTGGGTGACGGCAAGAATCGACAAGACGCATACCGCTCTGGGCAGGTAAGGACACAGGTGATCTAAATGCTGATCCAGTGCGTCACCAACTCGTTCCGCTCAGAGATGCTGCAAGCTATTCATGACCTTGACACCGACATCCTGAAGATGGCGCTCTACACGAGCGTTGCGGATCTGTACCCCACGACGACCGCGTATACCGCGACGGGGGAGGTTGTAGCTTCGGGCTATTCCGCAGGTGGGGTAGTTTTGACTGGGGTGACCATCACAACTGGGCCTGCAACCACAACGCAGCCTGCTCCCGTTTACGTCACCTTCGACAACCCGGTGTTCAATGCGGCCCTGACGGCTCGTGGGGCGCTGATCTACAACTCCAGCAAGGCAGATCGTTCGGTGGCAATTCTGGACTTTGGGGCTGACAAGACCTCGACCACCACGTTCACGGTCCAGATGCCCGCTGCTACTCCCACCACTGCTTTGCTCCGCTTTCCTTGAGGTAAACCATGTCTGCTGAACGCGCAAAATCTACCGACCTCGCTGCTGCTGGGTTCATCGCCAACTCGGGTTCGTCTGAACACCTGTCGGCCACGGGCAAGTACATCGTCGAATGTTTTGACTCTGAGGGGAAACCCAAGTGGGTCGCTGAGACGCCAAATTTGGTGGTCAACGTCGGCTTGCAATACATGGCCGGAACGGGCCTGACCTCCACCACACAGATTACCACTTGGTATATTGGCTTGTATGGCGCGGGCGCGTCTAATACCCCGGCAGCGGGCGATACAGCGGCTTTACACACTGGCTGGACTGAGAACACGAACTACTCCGAAGCCAACCGCCCCACGGCTACGTTTGCTGCGGCAACCAACGCCAACCCCTCGGTGGTGACCAATACGGCCAGCAAAGCCGTGTTCACTATGAACGCCACGACCGTCATTGGCGGAGCGTTTCTCATCAGCAACAACACCAAGGGCGGCACCACGGGGACGCTTTTCTCTGCCGCTGACTTCCAGTCTCCTGGGGATCGTTCAGTCGTGTCTGGTGATGTGCTGAACGTAACCTACCAGTTTAGCTTGGCTGGGTAATGGCGACGTATGATGTCTCTGTATCGGAATTTGCCTATACAGAGATATCTCCCAGTGCTTGGAACGACAACGCCTGGGGCGATGGCGGGTGGGGCTATGGCAATGTAACAGGATACTTCACTGCCACCCCAACCTACAGCCGAACAACTGTTGAGACAGCTACAGGCTCGGACGCAACGTCCGCGCTATTCAAGCCGATAGCTACGTCGGCTGAGACGGCAACCGCATCTGATGCGGTTTCTGCGCTTATCAATGCTCAGGCTTCCGTTGTTGAAACGGCAACGGGCACAGACACTGTTCCTGCTCCTGAGTACAACCGGGTAGTCACAGAGACTGCCACAGGCACGGATTCTGTAGCAGCGGCGTTTACGCCTGGGGCAGTTGTTGCCGAGACTGCTACAGCTACAGACTCGCTCCCAGCACCTGAATACAACCGCACAACTGCGGAGACTACTAGCGGCACAGACACTGTTTCGGCGCTTATCAATGCGCGGGCTTCCGTAGCAGAAACAGCCACGGGAACTGATAGTTTTTCGTCTTTCCCGACATACCCACGGTCGCTTTCTGAATCTGCAACAGGCACGGATTCTGTAGCAGCGGCGTTTACGCCTGGGGCAGTTGTTGCCGAGACTGCTACCACCCTGCTGCCAGGGGCTTGGGGTGAGGGCGCGTGGGGCTCCAGCGCTTGGGACTTCAAAGAAGGAGATGCGTTCTTTGCGGTGTTTGCGCCGCAGTGCGTAGTGGCGGAGACTGCGACCGGCACGGATACTCTACCTGCGCCCGAGTACAACAGGAACATTGCCGAAACGGCTACTGCAACGGACAGCACCCCCGCACCGGAATACAACCGGACGGTTGCAGAAACTGCTACTGGTACAGATAGCGCTTCGTCCCTGCGTACTTCGCAGAGTAATGTAAACGAAACCGCCACTGGCACAGAATTCCCTGCCCTATCGATTGTATGTGTGGTAGCGGAGACTACCAGCGGTACAGACACGGTTTCTGCGCGTATAAATGCGCAGGTATCCGTAGCAGAGACTGCTACAGGCACGGACTTAATTTCTGTATTATTGCGCCCTCAGAGCGCAGTGGCGGAAACCGCCGCAGCTACAGACTCGCTCCCAGCACCTGAATATAACCGTAGCGTTGTAGAAACGGCAACGGGTACAGATGTTTCTGCTAGGGTGCGGGTGTACTTTGCGGACGTTTACGAGACTGCCACTGCCACCGCCGCGTTTATCAGTGCGCTTCCTTGGTTGGTGATACCTACGCCGCAAACTCCGGGGTGGGTCGATGTGCCTGACGGGCAGACGCCGGGGTGGAGCGCAGTGCCCGCGACAAGCGGCGCTGGATGGACTCCAGAATCCACTGTACAAACGCCAAGTTGGGGTATAGTCGGAGGGGCATCGGGTGCGTGGTCCCCCGTCAGTACAACGCAGTCCCCGACATGGGTAGACGCTGGCGCTACACAGACAGGCATATGGACACAAGTCTCCACTCCGCAAACTCCGGGCTGGACCCAAGTTGGCAACCCCCCAACCGCTTGGTCTGCCACACCCACAGGGACGGGTGCTTGGACGGACGTAGACACGCCTTCAGGCCCGGCTTGGGGTTTGATTGACACGGACTAAAGCGGATCACTCGCGTTAACGCAAAGGATAGACATGCCTTCATACACCAGCAGCCTTCGACTGATTCAGCCCACAACCGGCGAGTACCCGGGCACCTGGGGCACACAGGTCAATACAGGCATCACGGCACTTGTAGACAATGCGGTTGCTGGCACGGCCAATATAGCTGTCGGTAGCACGGACTACACACTGTCAACGGCCAATGGCGCGACGGACGAGGCTCGTTCGGCAGTGCTTAACCTTACCGCAGGTGCGGGGGTTGGTGCGCGAAACATCATCTGCCCAGCGCTCAGTAAGCTGTACGTGGTTTACAACAACACGGGCTTTACGCAGACGATCAAGACCGCCGCTGGCTCAGGCGTTGCAGTTCCCACGGGCAAGACCATGACGGTTCGCTGTGACGGGACCAATGTTGTTGAAGCAATAACATACATTTCTAGCGACAACGTCAATTTTCTTCAGGCGGGCACCGGCGCAGTAACTACTCGCACCGTACAGGCCAAGCTCCGTGAAACAGTAAGCGTCAAGGACTTTGGAGCGGCAGGGGACGGGTCCACGGACGACAGCGCTGCTGTTCAAGCAGCCATCAATACCATGACAGCGGGCGGGACGCTGGTTTTCCCGTTTGGCACATACAAGATCAACACCAGCATTCTGGTGCCGTACAGCAACATCACGATCCTCGGAAACGGAAGCACGATTGATGCTACAACGCTGGCGTACAACGCGGCTGTGCG